TACTGCTGGTGCTACAGCTCCAGGGTAGCCACCACCTGGTTCAAGTTCTCCTGGTTTAGTAAATAAACCTTTGGTCCCTTTTCCGTAATATGTAACTCCTAATGGCATATCGTCCTACCTTAAGTTAAGTAATGCTTGCGCGTCGGAAGCAATCTGTCGTGCTTTATTTGATTCTATATCGGCAAGGCCTTGTTGATAGTTTTGCAACCCTTGTGCTCCTGCTATGTCATATCCTTGCATTTGGTTGGCTAGATCTGTTCTAGCATACCCTAGATTTCTAGCTCTGTCTGAAGCATACTGGCTAAGAGCTCTGTTGTAAATGCCTGATTTAGCTGATGTTCCTTGAAGACCACGTTGGGCATACGATGAAGTAAGTTTAGGAACTTGGCCTAAATAACTGGTTCCACCCTGGCCACCAAACCCAAAGGCAGCTTCTTGAAGTTGAGTAATAGGGCGTTGGCCAGCAGTCTCTGCCAGATAACGCCTATATGTATTAAGAGCCTGTTGCTGAGCAAAGCTGTTTTGCAGATTCCTTCTCTGTTGCTCAAATAGACTTAAATCATATGCCATTTAATTACCTCTTCTTACAATTATATAAAAAATTTTTCATATTACCATTTACCAATCGGACAAGTAGCGTATTTTAATTTAGTTTTAACCTTCATAATACACCCACATTGCTTGCATTGATTGGTTAATTTAATAAACTCTGGGCAGTCTTGACACATCGAATAGCGCATACTTTGCTCTTCATCATCAGCATACTCAGTGTTTGGGTTGAGCACGTCCCATGGGCGAGTCGTGCCAAGTTTTGTCTTGTATTCCTTCCAAGCTGACATATATTAAACCTGTTCTTTAAATTCTGCGCCGTCAAAATACCAGCCACCTCTTACCTTAAGGGCCTGTTCTTGTGTTAGTTTTATAACCTTTGGATCCGAAGACATTCCTGCAACTACAAGTTCTAACAGATAGTCAACTGTATGTATATGCGTTACTTCTCCATCCACTACAAAAGCAAAGTACGCGTGTTTATCTACAAAATCTTCTGGGTTTTCAATTGGATTACTCATTATTTCTCCTTCGTTTGTTATCCTTGGAAACATGCAAAGTTAGACAAAGTGCATGCTCCAGTACTAGACTGTGGACATACGCAAGGCGAACATGGGTCTGGACTACATGTCGTAGAATAATATGTTACCACATAAAACTTTTGTTTAGATATAAATCGGATTTCTTCACAACCGCAAGTAAACTGAGATTGTCCAGTTACCGTATAGTTGCAGGTAACGCATCCTGGAATTACAGGTGCTGGTGGAACATAGCCTGGACATTGAGGACTATTATTATCTATAGGTACTGTGCTTCCTACGCCGCAGCAACCGTCAGCATACGCATAATAAAGTTGTGCTCCATTACATCCAGATCCAAGTAATGTTCCTGCTGGCGGACAACCAGCACATGGGTTTGGAGCAGGTGGTGGAGCTGGTGCTACTGGAGTAATAGCTGCAGATGCTCCACTTGTTTGAGAATAGACGCCATAATCAGTAACAGCAGTTACAGTAAAAGTATAAGAAACGCCGTTGGTTAATCCAGTTACTTCAATTGGGGAAACACCAGCACGTGTAACAGGGCCAGGACTTGCAGCAACTATATAACTAATAGTTCCCTTGCCAATAAATGCAGATGGTGTAAATGTTACTACACTGCTAGCATTTTGACCATTTGTCGCCGTGGGCGTACCAGGTACTGAGGGCTGGTCGCCGCCATCAATTGCTCCTATTGGAATCATTATGCTGTCAAATCTCCCATAAGAACCCAACTATTAGCAGCGCGTTTAATAAGTGTAGCTGCTGACCATCTTGTACGAAGTTTTCCAATATTAGCTGTAGTTTGTGGTGTGCAAACAAGTGCAACACCTGATGCTCCAACAACGCTTATTTGACCAGTGCCAGTTTGAATAATGGTAACTTGTCCACCAATTGGAATACCATCACCACCAAACGTGCTGTTAGCACCCATTGATGTATCTGTTGGAATAGTTAAGTTTACTGCTGATGAAGAAGTTATTTCAATTATCTTACCGTCATCAGTATTAATTAAAGTGTAGTTGGTACTTGGTGTTGTAAAATCTAAATGGTAAACAACACTATTAGTAACGTTAATTGATGATGCTGATGCTGCACCTAATATAGGCGCAGTTAAAGCTATGTTTGCGGCAATCTTTCCAGATGTCACTGCACCGTCTTCTAATTCTGCGCTTCCAATTGCACCGTTGTTAAGGTTGGTGCCGGCTTGCAATTGATTAACAAATACTTGTATGTCTTGCCAATTACCATTATGCGCAGAAGATGTAATTGGTTGACCAACCGTAAATGTATTTGGTACTGAAAATGGTGTTGGCATTGTTAGTTACTCCTAATCTTTCTTCTTTTAAATTTGTAGGCGATTGAATTCAATCCCCATTTTCTTCCTGGGTTATTTAAGTTGTCAGTTGAATCATCTGGTCCAATAAACTCTAATTGAATAGAATAACCTTTTCCTAATCTACTAACACCTTTTCTTTTAATTGTTGCACCTTCAACATTAGCGTCATAGATGCCTGCATTAGGTGGAAGAGGATCTGGAACTGGTGGACCATCCACGTATTCTCCGCCGCTTCCATCTTCAGAATACACGCTTCCAGCATTTATTGGTGACAAACTTATTGCACGTGTCCCACCGTATTTCTGACTTTCATTATAGTTTCTATATACATTTAATCTTATTATTGTTTGTTGTCCAACTTCTTTAAATACATAATAAGGACGAATAAAAGTTTTTAATTGGACATAAGCTTTATCTTCAAACCATGAAGTTGTGTAAGAAGTTCCAAAGAATCCACTAAAAGTATTTGGTGCATCATCTAATGTATAACTATAATTATCAACTGCCATAACATGAGGATATGAATCATATGGACTTATTAATAAATAATATGGGTTGTCATTTATATCGCGCCAGTCACAACCTGATACTAAACCAAAACCATCTATTGCTGGACTTGCATCATCGGTAAACCATGGTGCAGTTTGGAACATTGAGTATGCTCCGCCTGGACCAATGGTTGGGTCAAAAATAAAGTTAACTGATGGATAATCAGGAGGAGAACCTTGTAGTGTATTTCTATACGGCATTGATATCCATAGTCTATTTCTTACAAATGATAATGTTATTTGGTCAGTGTATGCTGAGTTAACTTCATTGTTTAAAATGATTGGTCTGATGCGGGAAAACAAATCTTGAATTCCACTACGGTCATAAAAGAACAAACCATTTGGATAGTCAAAAAAATATACTCCACCACTACCAGCTGTTGCTTGCTGTGGATAATCAATTCCAAGAACAGTTGTAAGTTCTACAAGCTGAAATGAATCCGCGTCATAGCCCATAAGTAAATATACTGCTTTAGGTTTAAATATTAAAAGTTGACCATCAACTATTTGTATACCACGAATACCATCGCCACCTGTAATGATGTCAATGTAATCATCTTGAAACCAATTCTCTGGTGAACTTTCATGTGACCAACGAAGTCTATTTTTATATGCTACACCATTTTCGTAAGTATTAGCTACAAATAATTTATTAGCATGAGCAATTGTTAGTTCTGCGCGAGGCATATAACCACCAACTGGTAATTGGTACGGTTGCCATGTTGGGCCAGATGCAGCAAGAGCCGTTGCATATGTATCGCCTTCTGTCCACTTGTACATTTGTGTTGCGTTGCGACCAAGAGCAAAGTACATGCTCTGTTCCCATTGTGTCATTCCAGCACCGTTTACAGATTTAACAGCAACAGGTGTGCTTGATGCACTATTTAAATATGCAAAATCGCCACCAGAAGAATAATATATTGCACCATCTACTGGAGTTGCAGCATCTTGAAATCCAGTTGTTAACATGATTTGTGGAGCACCAGTAAACTTATAGTTATAAAGTCCTTTTGGTTTCCAATCACCACTGAAAGAAATTGCAGTTTCGTTTTTCTTTTGATAGCCGGCACGGGAAAACACACCACCGCGTGGGTCAATTTCTACATTGAGCATCCCCGGTGATTCATTGCCTGACAACTGAAACTGGTCAGCGCGGAAGTTAATACCACCAGTGAAGTCAATAACCTGCGTTACATCAATTACGGCCACTAATTTTTACCAGCCTCTTCCTAATGGATTTGTGCCACTTCCTAATATTTGTATACCGGCACCATAAGGGAAGTTGTATGCTCTATTTGCTGCTCCATTAAGTTGCAATCCACCGCTCATAATTATTGGTTGGTTGCTATTAGGTGAAGTAAGGTTTTCTACATACATACTCATGCCCATATTAAAATGGTCCATGTACACTTTGGCCATTTCAGCATCTTCGTTAAATTGGAAAATACGAGCAAGTGCAAAGTTAATAAGCAACATGGTCATTTCGTTATCTAGATCTACATAATCTTCACTGGTTGATTGCAGTGAAGTTGTTAGCCATGAATAAAATGGTTGACGATAACCACGCATGGTCATCTG